GTTCTTTCCAATTCAATATGCTCAAAAGAATATTCTTTGTCTTCAATCCTTTTAAGCTGCTTGGAAATAATACCCTGTGGAAATATAGACTCCTTTCTATAAGCAAATGCTTCTGCTATATTAGTTGGTTTCTGAGATATACGCAACTGATACTGCTCTGGATTTAGTTCAGACTTCCACTTTTCTCTTTCAGCATGGATTGCTTTTAATGCCTCTTCAACTAATGAGTTACCATACTTATCAATATATGGAGGCATTGACCATTGTTCTGGAATAAATAAACCAGCTAATCCAACAGTACCATCTGCGTCTAATAGATTTGTCTCAACAGCATAGATATCATTGTTAGTAGGATTTAGAACCATGTCCTTTAAAGGATTACATTGTTCTAGATCACCCACAGATCCTGCTGCAATAAACATACCTGTAGTAACCATACCAGAAGACATTGCCGGTCTTAAGTATTCATAAGTCTCCATCATTTTTGGAGCAATGCCCGCTTCCTCATGAAAGAAGTATGATGTAGGACCACCGACACCTGTTGTTGCACTCTTTTCAAAAGAAGCACCCTGTATCTTAGATTTTAAACCTTTGGTAGTCTTTCTATTACCAACTCTTACTTCAATCTGTTGTTGCCATAAAAGAACCTTCTCAGGATTACTTGGTCTATACCAAGCAGTATGTTCATTTAAGAAATCCTTATATTCATCTAAGAACTTCCAAGAACCTTTATCGTTGATATAATCTTTTAGTGAAGCACCTATCTTACACACACTACCTTCTTCAAACCAATAGGTATTTATAAGCTTACCCATGTGGAAGTAAGAGGAAGCAATCTGACGTTTCTTTAGAATAGCTGAATGCTTGTTACTTAACTCAGCTAATAATTCATAAAGAGCCATGTGATACTGAGCATCTCTAACTTTAGCAAACCCGTATTTCTTTTCTTCTTTATCATAGATAGGAAGAAAGTTCAACCACATGTAATAGTCTCTTGTAAGATACCATGTGTTTCCATTGTTCTTAAAGATTGCACCATTTCTACACTTTTCTTTTTCAGCCTCCCAATAGATGTTAAAATCCTTAGATCTAAATGGAGCAGAACAATAGAAACCATTTTTATTAAAGTTTATAGCTTGTTCATTAAATAAAAATGAGGTTTCATCATATTGATATTGACCAGGTTCCTTAAATATACCCAATAGAAAATCAATGAACTCCTGCGTAGTATCAAACTCCGTAGTAGTCCACTGACCATTTTCATATGTTGGAATTATTCGGCTCATTCAATTACAGCAAGAATGTCTCCTTGAGCAATAAGCAAGTGTTTCTCACCATTATGCTTCATTTCAACTGGTGTTGCATAATCTACATACTGGATAAGATCACCTACATTTACTTCAGTTACTTCCTTACCAATACCAATTACATATCCTTGATATGTTTTTTCTTTAGCTGAATCAGGAATCATTATCTTGGTCCCCGGAAAGAACTCCCCCGGTTTCTTCTCCTTGATCAGTACTCTCTTGCCCACTGGCACAATTTTCTGGTTTTCCATATTTTTCTTTATTTACGGTGTTTATAAAAAGGCAATCATCCCAATAACAAAATACCCATTCTTCTTTCTTTTCGTGTATCATAACTGGTCATAAGCTAAACCTTGTCCTCCTCTGACATGACTTTCTTGTTCTTGTTTCATGTCATTAAATGCTCCTTTATAAGAAGCTCTAATTTGTTCAAACTTTGCAGCAGCATTAACTAATGAGTTAATGTTACCATCTCTACCATGTTCAATAGATGTTGTTTCCATATACTTTGCTAATCTATCAAGCATTGATTTAATACCCTTGTATGCTCTATATGTAGGTGTCTCATATAATTTATTACATGTTGCAATTGCTCTCAAAATTACTTCATCTTCAGGAGATTCTTGCATTAACACTTCTTCCATAATTAAATCTTCTCTCTCTGCTTCTGGAACATTAAAAAAAGGATTCATATCCGGATTAGGACATGTCATATAAAAAATATACTGATACACAGACATATATGTATCTGGATAATTATCCATTATGGACTTTAAAGAATCCAATGTATAACAATGTTCAGTGGGAATTGCTTTACCATTCTGAACGTCAAATAATCTAACTATCATTTTCTATTATCTTTTAACCACATAATTATACTATTGACTTCATCTTGCAAGTATGGTAATTCATAGAATGTAATATCTTCAATCACAGGTTCACCATTTACATGTTCATTGATTGGATAACCATTCTCATCAACTCCAAGTTGTACAAACTTTACATGTTGAATAGTAAGCTTTCCAATCTTTAGTCTAGGATTATGCTTTTTAATAATATACGCATAAATACTCAATTGTAAATTATAATGGTTTAAATTACAGTCATCTAAATGCGAAACTGGATGATACATCTTTTGAGTTACACCTTCCCAGTTTGTAAATCCTTTTTCTTTAATCTCTTTGTTGGTCTTATAATCTGTAATGTTTAAAGTGTTATTAACTACTTCAACCAAATCAGCTTGACCACAAAGACCTGCTGACTTTAAATATACCAAATGTTCTGGATAAATGCCATCAGATAATCTTTGATCTGGTGCTAACTTAAGTTCTCCATCAATGATAGGTCTGATAATAGGTAGTTGTGAACCATCTCTTTCAATTGTTTCACACTCTAGCAAATCTGCTTCTCTTTGGCCATGATACCAATTACCTAATTTAATAGCTCTTTGTGATTCTGATTCCCATGCATCAATAATCTGAGCTTGCGTCAAACCATACCATTTTGATTTCTTATTTTTAGATGCTTTAAGTGCAGCATCTTTTGAATCAAACTTTGGTTTAAACTTGCTAATAAAAGACGTGACACTCAGCCAGTCAATATTCTCATCACCTAAACTCTTGTATAGGTGACCGTCTTCTTTAAAATAAATGCTCATATTCCGTTAGAATCTGGATGCCAATCAATATTTATTTCACCATCCCATGTGGGTGTTGAAGTCCATGATGGCACACTATTAGTAATAGTTGTTGTCTGAAGCTTCTTTGCTTCATTCATTTTAAATCTTACATACTTACCTAATTCCATATCATTAGGTAAGGTGTCAACTTCTCTTTCTTCTAATTCAATTTTCATAGTTGATGTTGCTTTTAAGTTTTTGTTCTGTTTCTTCATCCATAATTGCTTTCCATTTTTCCAATGGACAAGATGAAGATAATGACCTTGTTTTAAAACCTAAACTACATCCACACTCACCACAACAAGGTTGAGTTCCGGGAGCAAAACATTTGCTTCCTTCTCTGTCTAATGAAGGACATGTTGTACAAATACCCCATCTTAAAGCGGCTTCTGCTTCAATATGTTCCTTCTTAAAAATACTATTCTTGATTCCCTCAAGAATTTGCGGTGTGCTTTTAAAGGCACCAATAAATTTCTCTAGTCCCATTTTTGTTCTTGAATTATAAATGAAAGTCCCCATTTCAAAAAACATAAATCAATTGATCTATACCCACTCCAACTAAGATCATTGTAGTAGGCAATTGTTGGCAATAGGTACCAACGGTCCATTGTATATTTTTCTATTTTCATTTCTTTTGGTTTTTAAATTCTTTTTTTGCTTCTAACATTTCATCATACATCTTCTGAGCCTGTTCTAACTTATCTAGTTTCTCTTTGACACCTATTGTCTTTTCATAACCTGCATAAGTCTGCTTGCCTAAATTACCCAAGATATCTTTGTTTCTTTTGATAGTCTTTTCTAATTTTTGTTTTCTCAAAACAAATGTTCCCAAACCATCTACAAAAACTCTTGGGTAAGTTAATTCACTCAGATTCTTTCTAAGACGTCCATAATAAAATGTTATGAAGTCTTCAACCACATTCTGATGGACGCCCACTTCTTCAGCAATACCTTCCTTAAACTGTTTATAGTTCTTAGGATTCATTCCCTAATATTTTAAAGTCTAAGAATATAGTACCTTCTTCTTGGATATCCATTTTTTCACTAAGCCTAATAGTTTTTTTATTCTTCCCGGTTTTAGAGATTAAGAGTTTTTTAGACGCTTTAGTAACTGCGTTTCTTGCAGACTGTGCACTTTTAAAAATCTCTTTTTCTGTAATCAGGTCACAAAACTTTGTAAGCTCAATGTCCTTATTCAATGCAAGTTCAGTCAGACAGTCAAGATCTGACTGACTGATCTGAACCGCATTAAAGAAGCAATAGGTGAGAATCTGATATTTAATCACACTCTCCCTATTTGTTTTAATCTTCTTTTCTACTTTATTTACTAATGCCATTTTTTGTTAGTTTATAGTTCAAGCTTACTATAAACTCATAATAACATCAATCAGTCTTGGATCTGGATAAACATCCATCTTATCACGTCTGACGTTAGTATGAGATAATAAACCTTTTACCTTTCCATAATATGCATCCTCCTGAAAGTCAAATGCTTTAGTGGCACCTTGCTTTTTGATCCACTGTTGTAGACCTACTCTTAGATCTACACCATCCCTTTCACCAATGAATCTCAACCATTTCTCCACCTCTTCAATCTGCTTGTCAGAATACTTATGCCAGTGGATAGCACCTCTAAAAGCTTCATCAAGTGTAATCACTTGACTATCAACTACTTTGCTATTCACATACGTTTTCATATCCTTGTTAAGATGACCCATAGAGCAAATCTCTAAGCCCACGGTTCTACGGTTCATATACCCAGAACCAGAATCACCGATATGCCAGCCAAGATTACCTTGAGGAAAAGCCTGCACCATGACACCATCATGCTTAGACTTTCCGGTTGCGTGATCTTGACCACCCAATACAAACTCGGTAGCAATCCTACCTCTTGTATCTTTACCCCACATATCTACACAAGCATAAGGATTAGCTCCTCCGGCTGTGTGATGCAACATGATATACTCATTGTCAAGCTTCTCATGCACATACTCATCTGTAGGTAAGAAGTATTTGTGGATTGTCTGATTATACTTAGTGGTATAATACTGACTACT